ATGAAAATAAAAGAAATAGTAAGACTTAGAGAAAAGCCCTTAAAAGACGGGCAAAAGAGCCTATATCTCGACATTTATGTAAATGGTACGAGGAGCTATGAGTTTCTAAAACTTTATTTACAGCCTGAAACAAGTAAAATAGCAAAAGAAAAAAACAAGCAAACGCTTTTACTAGCGGACGCAATTAAAGCAAAACGAATAGTCGAGATTCAAACGGGAGAATTTAGAGCCCTAAAAAATAATAAGGTAACGTTAATGTCCTTAATCGAATCGAGACTCGCAAGGAAAGATTCGGTAATAGATAAATATCTAAGTAAAATTTTGCGCGTTTACCTAAAAGATAAAGACATAGAGCTTTCCAAAATAACGCCTAAATGGGTAGAGCGGTTCTTTGATTTCTTAGAGCATGAATTCAAATCTTTTATAAAAAAGACACCCTTAAAGGCAAGCTCCGCAAGACTTTTAGGGAATAGACTATCGGGGGCACTAGCTGAGGCGGTGAAGATGGATATCATAAAGGACAACCCTTGCCAAAAGGTAAGAGCAATAAAAGCCCAAGAATCACAAAGGACGTACCTAACACAAGAAGAATTAAAACGGCTTGCCTCAACTCCCTACGAAAGGGGCGAACGTGTGACAAAAGCTTTCCTTTTTAGTTGTCTTACGGGGTTACGATTTAGCGACGTTTCAAAGCTTCGATGGGCAGAAGTTTCTGAAGACTTTAAGCGCATCACATTTGTGCAAAAAAAAACCTCGGGGCTTGAGTATCTCGACCTATCCGAAGGGGCTACAAAGATACTAAAAGAGCGCAAAAACAACGGGGGATTGGTATTTTATGACCTTCCGAGGGAATCAGGGAACGCTGGCAAGTTGTTAAATAGTTGGCGTGTGAGGGCTGGAATAAATAAAAAAATATCATTCCACACCGCTCGCCACACCTTCGCCACTATGCTCTTAACGCTCGATGTTGATTTGTATACCGTTTCAAAGCTATTAGGGCATAAGGATATAAAGACCACGCAAATATACGCAAAAATCATTGATAAGAAGAAACAGGACGCAGTAAATAAAATACCGCAACTATTTTAAGGTATAGATAATACCTACCCCGACGAATGGTTCTACACTTTTCGACATAAAGCCATACCCCACACCACCGACAAACCCCATATTAAATCGTTTTAATCGTGTTTGTGTTATCGTCCTTTCGATTTCTCGGTTTATAATTGTAGTTGGTGAGCGAATGTGAATGCTATCTAATTGGGCGTTGTAGCCACTGACAAACGCTGTATAACTGCTATCGTTATATATCTTTTGCTCTATTGGAATAACAACTTTAGAGCTGTCTATATATACATCTTTAGATAGATAGATAGTATCTTTTCTTAAGGCTATAGACTTCACAAGTATAGGCTTGCTAATTCTTATAGTGTCTTTTATCCTTATGGTATCGGTGCGCACTTTTACCCTTACCATAGTTTTTAACGTTTCATCGGTTTTTGGTTTTAACTTTATAGTTGAAATAAAAAAACCGACAAGCAGAGAAAAAACGAAAGCCGTAAAGTATTTTATATATCTATCCATTTCGTTGCGTTATATATTAAACGTTATACATCATTATGTCTTCGTACTCTCTAGATTCGTGGAAATAACCCACGTTATTAGAAATTATTTTATATGGCTTCTTTATTGCTTGGGGCATATTCTTCTCCCACCAGTGGTAGAAGTCAAGCAGTCCACTCTTTGAGCTAGTGAAGTAGATAGAGTTTAAGCCCGTCATATCTTTTAGGAGATTCAAGTACTTACCAAGCCCCCAGTAAGTCTTTTTATAGTGCGCTTTTTCTGTGAGCATATAGGGCGGATCGCAAATAAACAAAACATTAGGGACATTCTTAAACTCGTCTATCAACTTTTGGAAGTCTTTACAAACTCGTTCCGCCCCCTCAAGATATCCATCGGCTTTAAGTGGTGCTTTTATCACACTATTATAAAAGGTATTCCGTTTCGCTCTGATATCGTCTATATCCCCCGCGGTCCTATTCGAGAATAAAAGCCACGAGGCAACCGTAACAATATCGACAAAGCCTTTCTTTGCCTTAAAGTCTTCTATTAGGTCGCAAATCTCCGCTTTTAACTCTTCGCTGACTTTCGAACACTTAGGCACGTCCTTTAACTTTTCCCCTATCATATGGCGGAGTTCCTCGGTTTCTTTTATGTGGGCTAACCGCTCTGAATAATTATCGAAATCGTTATATATTACTCTAGCGTTGGGCTTTAGTTCTTTTACTAAATTAGAGAGCAAACCACTACCTCCGAATAGGTCTACAAAAATAGTATTGTCGGGTTGTCTTTCTATAATAGGGGTTAGGGCTTTTATAAAGTTTCTTTTTTGACCCACGAAAGGTAGTGGGGCTTTCATGTGTTTTATTTTAGGCATATTTATTCAATTGTTATAGTTACTTTTTCTTTCTTCTTCTCGCACCTTAAAAGAACGGACATCAGTTTTTCAAACGTTACACGGCTGTTAATAACTTTGCCTTTCTCTTTGTTCTCTCCAACGAGCAAACAGCCCTCTGTATCTTCCGCTGTATTGCCTGCGTGAATTCTTATGCCCTCAAAGCCTTTCACATTCAAAAGCAAAGGCAATACACGCTTAAAGCGTGGCGAAAAGGTTAAAATTACATCATACTTTCCCGTTGGTATAGCTGTTATTCCTTTGAGCTTGTTTTCCAGTATTTCGTCAATCTCCATAGTGTCGACAAGCCCCCTGTCTGCGTCTTCTAGAGTATCACAGAAATACGTATCATCAACGTACATATTTCCAATTGTATATCGTTCTTTTCTTGCTATTCTGTTAATTCTTATTTCCATTATCTTCGTTTTTAGTTTCTGTTATATAATCACTTAAGTAGGGTATTTTGTGTACCAGCTTCAAACTCACCACATAGTACAAGAAATTAACGAGGGCGTGCATCGGGGTATGTGGTACAAGAATTAAACGCAAGTTTTTAAGAATGTTAATTGTATAGAACCATAGAGCCACGAGGCAAAGAGTTTTAACACTATAAAGAGCCTCGTTTTCGTTATGCAAGAAATGCCCTATGAAAAAGACACAAGACGCAATTAAAAAGAAAACTAAAACGTGATAAAAAAATACCATAGCTTTCTTCATAGACCACTTGCCACCGTTGCAATAGTCCGCAACAACTCCGAAAAGGAAATTTACAAGGAATAGGCAAATCATTGCGTGCATAAAGTCTTTTATCGGTGAAAGTAGGGCAAGCACCCCGCTAACAATCGCTATTATAAAAGTTTTTACATCATTCATATCTTTACACTAATATAAAAGATTAAAATACACTAAAGCAAAAACGCTGATCTCTCCTACATACATAACTTTTTTACCTACTGCAATGTAGTACGCCAAATAAGCAAAGAACACGCAAGCCGTTATGTAGGGATGAAACAAAGCCGACCATATAAGAGAACTTGCGCAAGCGGTACAAGCCCCGACGTTGTGGGCGAGTTTCCCATAAGTTTTGTAGTGCGGTTCTGTTCCTACAAGAATTAAACCCATACAAGAAAGGAAAGCAAAACAGCCGTACTCCTCCGACTTTGAAAGCATTGGCAAAAATAAAAGCCCCGCAGTTAAAACCATCACTACAGAAAAAAGCCACTTTTCCTTTGTGATATAATAATTATCTGAAACATATTCGCCAGTACCATAACGTAAGGCAGAATATAGCAACCATACAACGATGGTTATTAAACTAATTAATACAAGTGTTTGCATATCTTAAGAGGTTTTGAATTTTAATTTTTCTGGATAATTTGCTCTATACTCATAAGCGTTAATTTCTTCTACGCTTGTAAGGTTTTTTATATTTGCTTTATGTTCTTCGGTTGTATCGAAACATCTTAAGGCGTATTCTTCAAGTTGTGAAAGCATACCAATAACAACATCACAATTAAGCGTTATTTTAAGCCCGTTAATCCACAACGTTGTATCGGTTCTACCTAAATACTTAAGACGTGAGGTTGAGTGCATCAATCCGACACGTGTTTCTCTGTCAAGCCAAAAGGGGGTATCATTTAGATAAAAAGAATTTACCGCCTCGCTTTGGTCGTATGCTTCTATCTCTGCAAGCTTCAACGCCTTTGCTTCTGTGAGTAATTCCTCTTTGGTTTTCTCCTTTGGCACTTCTTTAATATAGCCTGCTTCTGCTAACTGCTCATCGGTAGGGTTGAATACGACCGCATCACCTATCATCACTCTATTTGTTGCGTAAATCTTTACGCCTTCGACTTCTTTGTACCACATATATTTTAATTCTCTTTTAATTTTCTTGTTTTGATATAGTCGATTTTGCCACGCCCTGCTAATTGTAGCACCGCATTTCCGACAAAGGAACGAATTAGTTTTTTACTCTCTTCATCGTTTAGTGTGCAATCAATAGTTTTATCTTCATTCCACACATGGAGACCATTTTTTACGCTTATGGTGAAATCGAAAATCATAGGCTCCGCCCAATTAAAAGTTATTCTTTTACTCCACAATGTGCGAAAGAAATAATGGTTTCGACCTTGAAAACCCCATTGCCCCATTATTACAACCTCCGTATTCGTCGCAAATCCAAACTCGGACGTTTTAGACCCTAGCGTGATTTTTCGGTTACTGCCTTCGAGATGCCCGTATATTTCCGTGTCCTCGTCAAAATTAACATGTCTTTTCTCAGGCACCGCACCCCAACCGCTTATTACCTTTGTGTAATTCTCTACAATGGTATGGTCATCTAAAACCCCACCCATGTAACGTCTTCTGCTCATACTCGTTCCTCCTTTGTTAAGCTATAGCCCAACTTACAACCAAAGCCGTATATTTACGTGCTATCGGGTTGTACTTAAAACTAACCTCATAAAACATGTTATTTTCTACCGCTACATCTTTAGGTAGGATAACACCCTCAAAGCTAATCGTAGGAGCGTCACCACTACGAGTCACAACACCGCTACCGCTGTTTTGCCCCGTGTGAAAATAAAGCATCACTTCTGCCACTTCTTTTGTATTCTCGGGCGGTGCTATTGCTTTAATTCGTAATTTATCCACGTTTTCAAATAGAGCGTACACTTTACCTGCTTGTAGAGTAAGTTCTCTTGTGCCTCCGTTCTCTGTTGTCGTTACCTCTTCGGCTACTATCTTTTTATTTTTAAGCTCTGTTATTGTCTCGTTAATCGTGGTTACTGCCGTTTCCCTTGTGCTTGTTTCCTCCGTTAACTTTTCTTGCAAAGAACTAACACTATTTTCTAATGTTGTAACCTTTGTTGTTTCTAATGTGTTCAAACGCTCGTTTATCTTCGCTAATAAAGCGTTTAAGGTGTCGTTATCTTTAACGCCTCCTAAGAACTTTATAACCTCGTTAAAGCTATCTATTGCCTCGCTTGCGTTTGAGCCTACAAGTGTATTTATACGTTCCTGTAAAGCTGTTACAAGTCTTTTTGTGTCGTCATTCTTCGAGGTTATAAGAGTCTCTAAGCTTTTCTTCGCTTCGTTTAGCTCCTCGGTAAAGTGGCTGTCCCCTGGTTCGCCCCTTTCTCCTTTCTCTCCAGGTTCGCCCTTTTCCCCTTTCTCGCCTTGTTCGCCCCTTTCGCCTCTTAAAAGAGCCAAAGGAGTTAAGACTATATCAGTGCCTTTAAAAGCTGGTAAGGCTTTTAAGCCCTCCAGGGTTTCCACCTCTGGAAGTGCATCAATGTTTTGCGCCTGCGCTGTTAGCTCTTCTCTTATGATGGTGCGCAAATCGTTGCGGTCTAAAATTTCGTTTTCGTTCATATATTTAAGTTTTTAATTTCAATATTCCTTTTTCGGCTAACGCTTTGGTTCTTGTCGTGGGTGCTGTCTCGGTTCGTGCCTTGTCCGTCTTTTCGACTCTGTAGCGGTTTCCGTTGTATAAGAGTTCGCTAAAGCCTTTTATGTCTCTTAGCTCTATTCTTGCAGTGCTCCGCTCTAAGTCGATCTCGCCCCCCATAGGCATAAAAGATGCGCCAGGGTGCAAAACACTAGAAAACACGGCAAAAGGGTTTATAGAGTTAAGTCTAAGCTCTAATTTCAGCCTTATGCTCGGGGTTCTATACTGCTGTAGATATTTATGAATATATAGCTCTTCTTGCCTTATCTCCGTTTTAGTCACTAAGTCGTGGACTTTGTCGACCGCTTCGGCTCTGTTCTCCCCTAGGTACGTCACACTTGAGTAGTTAGGTACTGAACCATCATCCGTACAAATCTTAAACTCTCTAGATTCACCCTTTAAGGTGCTTGAAGAACTTGCGTTATAAGCGTATTCCGTGTCGCTCTTAGTATCATCTAAATAGTTAGGGTTTGCGTCCACTAGCTCAAACTTTAGATTCTTAAGCCAATAGCACCATGGCGAACCGCCTATTGCTTTTGCTAGAGTAAGCTCTATTTCTTCCCCTAGCTCTCCTTGCTTCTCGGGACTTACTTTATATTTATAACCTTCTCGGAATTTTCCGTCGGGTAGGTAAATAATAAACTCGCATTTATCCCCTTGAGGTTCGGGGGGCATTGGAATATAATACCCTTCTTCTTTCAAGCCTTGCCCCCAAACTCTACCCGAACCGCTTAGAGCGTGCCAAGTGTAGGGGATATCTTCGCACTTTGTGCCCTCTTGCTTTCCGTAATATATTTTAAAATCACTTTCTTGGTGATCCCAATAAACGCCGTTCCAATACAAGCCCCCGACCTCTAGACGTGCACGAATAAAAAGGTCTTCCCTTTCGATTTTTTCTACTCCTATATCCTTTTTGTCTTCCTCGTTTTTGCTTTGGTCGCTCCCTTTATCGTTAAAGGTGATATCATAGGGCTTGTTATTCATCGCAAACTCTCCAGAAATACGAAAATATCTATAGGGGTTTTGTATAAATAACTCCTCGGGAATATTGCGCTTAATAGACAAACCAGGGAAACGCCTATAATCCTCGTGGCTTTTTAATGCTTGGGAAAGATACCCAACTACTAAAAGTATTTTTTCATCGAAATCTAGGAAAGGCGTTAAGTTATTGAAACTATTCGCGTATATATCTGCTTTAGGTTGATAACGTTCATAATAACCCGAAAAGCTGTTATAATTAGGGTTCGCCTTTTTTATATATTCGTCGAGGTCGGTATCTAATTTTTTAGAGTACTCTCTCACAATACATGCGCCTATTTGCTCAATCGCTCGTGCGTCGGGTGCGGGCTGTTTTATGCCAGGGTAATAGTCGAAGACTTCCGATTTTCTGAAGGGAAACGTAAACACAGATAAGGACGTTTGAGGTAGGGCGTCCCCTGGTGTTGCGCTTTTGTCGTATTCTACTACTCCATCAACGGAGCCCACAAGGTCGTACCTGTATAGGCTTGCGCCTGTGGTGTCGAAAAACTTAAACCACGTTGCTTTTTTTATTCGTATGCCTGCCCTAAACTTACTGCCTAGTATGCGGGCATCGTGTAGTGTTCCGTAATATCCAGTCGTGGCGTGTCCCGTCCTTTCGTCTGGGTAATTCCAATAAAGACCATAAAGCGCAAAATTTATAATACTACCGTTTGGGGTTTCATAGTTGCGCCCTCCTTGATGATACAATGGATAAAATTTGCCCATTGGTGCGGTTACGTCTCGAAGTTTGCCCTCGTCGAATGCGTCCTCAAAAAGTGCAGTTACTTTATAAAAATTATCCTTTGTTTTAACAGAGTTTGCCACAGGGTCAAGGCTTATAGAATTGTCTGACCCTCCAAATAACTCTTTGCGTATTTCGACGTTTTCTCTTATATCTAAAGTTTTTAATGTGTAGACGGGTTCTCTCTCTGGGGTTTGGTATAATGAGTATACGAAAAACTCACCTAAACCACTATTAACCGCATTGCAATCGAATAAATATACATCCCTGCCTCGGGCTACTGCCGAAAGATTGAGCCACTTGCAAATCTCCTCGAGAACCTCTCTACACGTCCACGCAACCTCGTTGTCGGGTTGTTCGTCGTATTCTTTTTTATCAAAGAAATTCTTTTCGGAGATTCTCAAAGTTGTAAAATCTTGAGTCTTAGACGAGTTTTTTATGTCGAAGGTCTTTTGTACGTAAAGGGTTTTATAACCTCCTCCGTATGATGCCAATCTACGAAATACTTTTAATAAGACTTGAGACATTAAAAGGCTTTTCTTTTCCTCTGAGATATAGGGTAAATCGGATAAGACAGAAAGCCCGCAACGACATTCGAACGTTACGACGTCCTTTGCACTTGTATAATCATTATCGAATCGATTAGGAGTAAGAAAGCCATACCAAAGTACAGAGCGCACCGCCTCGCCCCCTACGGGGTGCTCTTTGATTATAACGGGGAAATCCAAAGGCTCGATAGCGTTCATCTCGAAAAAAAACAGCTTATTGTTAGGGGTAAAAACTTCGATTGTAGCGGTTGAAGTTCTTACGGGGGATAACACGTTTTCGTCCGCCTCGTGGGTTATCCTCACGGGCGAACTAGGTGTCCTAACTAGAGCTATAGGCGATCCGTGTACGATAACACAACTGTATTCCCTATTATTCGCGGTATTTCTGAATTTGAAAGATATCGTCATTATAATATTTATCTAAAGTGGGGATAAAAAGGTAGCGCAATTTTAAGACTTGCGTCCGTGTCGTGCGCTATCGTTACGCTGTGAGAAGTATATATCAGAGCCACGCAAGCGACCGACTATCTCGATTTTTTGAGTGCCTCCGCCTCCTAGCTCGCCCCTATTTATGGAGTTAAACAAATTGCGTTGCTGTCTTCCGTTTAGAATCATTTCACCCGATGAAACCCTCGCAATCGTGTTGTCGTGGTAGTCTGTACCGCCAACAATACCACCTCGAGCAAAAGCCCCCGCCCCTGCAATTAGAGCTTTCATTCCTGCAATCTGTTGAGCTGCTAAACCTACACCCACCACAGGAAGAGCCGCATACGCTGCGGTTGCTTGCGCTGCCATCAATATCTCCGCACTCTTGGTTAGTGCAGCGTAAGCGGCTATCGTGGTTGCCACTTGCTCGGCTTGCGCTGCTGTCTGGGTTGCGGTTGCTTCTACTGCTGCGGCTGCGGTTGCTTGTGTTGCAACTCCTTCGGCTTGCTTTGCAGCTGCTAATAGCTCCGAGGCTTTCGTAAATTCATTAATAAGATTTACTATCTGGATAACTCCGTCTATTGAGGCGGTTAAAGTGCTCCACACTGCGGAGATTTGTTCCCATGCGCTTGCGTCGGTGTTACTCATCGTTTCCGACAACTGCCTCCACGCATTCGCAACCCCTATAATGGTGTCGCCCGTTCCCCTTATACCCTCGTACGAAACACGGCTTAACTCGGTATTAAATTGTTTAACGTCCGTTTTTATCTCTTCTAACTGCAAAGCCTCTTTAAGGCTTTTTACTCTCCCTATCTGTGCATTAATGTCGTCTACCATCTGCGCTGCTGTTTTCCCTGCTTCCTTGAACTTTCCCCCGATCATGTCTGAAAGCTTTTGTTGCGCTAGGTTTAACTCCTCTTCGCTTATCTCTATTTTTGTTTTCTTGTAGTCCTTACGTTTGTCTCTTTTATAGTCTTCGGGGTTACCTTTTGCAAGGTCTGTCTCCGCTTTGCCTAGGAGCGCATAAAGATTTCCGAAAGCATCTATCAGGCTCTCTGAACTTAGCCCCAGCTCTGTAAACTCTTTTATAGCGTCATCGGCTGCGTTTCTGTATTCTTTGTATATAGATTCTTTTTCGTTCTCGAACGCCTCCGTGGTTAGGGTGCTTGCTTGGCTCTTGAGTGTTTGCAAACGCTTGTTATATTCATTTTCAAGCTCTTTTGCCTTTCTTTGCGCTCCTTGTTCAAAGTCTTTTTTATATTCGCTTAATTGAGCTTTTCCGAAACTGCTGTCTTTAGTTCCTCGCTCGTCGCTGTTTATTATGTTATGCGCAACGTCTTTTAATAGCTCCCGCTTTCGTTCGTTAAATTTCTTTTCTGTGATCAGCCCTTGCCCATACTCGAAGGCTAAATTTTCAAGTTTTTTCTCATACTCTCGTTGTATTCTGTGGAGCTCGGTTTCTTTTTTCTTTTTATCGCTTCCGCCTCCTGAGCCGTTTCCGCCTCCTCCTTCGTCTTCGCTTTTTGTTTTTGGTGCGTTGCCCCCTTCTGTTTTCTTAGGTAGGTTTTTTAGAACTGCATTCTCGTACGATTTAACCTCTTTCCCGTAATTTATAATAAGATCCTTCGCTAGGTTTAGAGACTTTTTATTATCGCCTACAAATCTTTTGATTTTATGATATACGAGCATTTGACGGGACTTAGCACTCCAGTCTCCCCGTTGTAGAATACTCTCAACGTCCACCATTGCCGCATCAAATTCTCCATTAAATTTACTTCGGTTTGATTTCGAACCGTTTTTTATTCTGTTTCGCTCGTACTCATAACCTACTGTATTTTTAAAATCCTTAAAGGTTGAAAACGTATCAGTAAGAAAGCTTCCAGAACGACCGAAAAAATCGTCCTTTTTATCCTTAATATTCGCAAGCTTTGCCTCCGTTGCCCAGTACTCCTTTTGTGAAGATATAGCCCCGTCTATCTTCTTCTTTAATTCGTTGTACTCTTTTGCGTTGGTCTGTACTGAAACCTTTTCTAAGTCAAGCTTTGAAATAAGGTCGGGGTATTCGTCCTTTAGATTCTTTAGGGCTGTCTGCCAGGCTGTAGAACCTTTTTCACTTGCGCGCATAATGCCCAAGTTTGTACGCATCGCATCGTCTAACTCTCGACTCTTGTTCGCTACGTCTTTTAATCGCTCCTCCGCTAGGTGCGCTCTGTCCCATAAGTCCTTTAGGGCTGATCCTAACTCTATAATTCCAGTTACCACAATCATAGGGATAAGACTAGAAAGAGCGGCTTTAATAGAAGCGGCTGCGCCTACTGCTGTAGCCTTTAACCCCCTCCAGGCTGTACCCCATGCGGTGCTACTAGCTGTCGCACTTGCTTGTTCAGATGCTGCAATCTGAAGTGCGTTTAATTTTCTTTGAGCCGTGAAGTTTTGCGCCAAAGCTCTACGCTTCGCCATCGTCTGCTCCTCTAGCCTTATGCGCTCCTGTGCTGTGGCGGTCTCGAGGGCTTGTTCTCGTAAGGCAATACCTCTCTTAAGCTCTAGGGCTTGCTGTTCTAATATCGCAATTTTAGCGGCTGCGGTTTGTGCGCTCGTCACACTTGAAGCCATTGCGGTTGCCGTTGCCTCCCTCCAGGCACGCCAAACGCCCACAAGCTTAGAAGTAGCAAAAGCCGCTGCTATTTGTATTGCAATCTTTGTTAGGTTGTCTTTTACATAGTTTAGCCCACCTATTAAAGCATTCAAAAAACCGACAACGCCCCCCTCGCTTTTCTTAAATATAGATATCATCACACTCTCCCAGGTAGACTTTAGAGTGTGCAAAGCGTTCATATATTTGCCAGTTGACTGCTCGAACATTCGAGCGTTCTCGCCTTGACTATTTCTTAGCGTTGTAGAAAGTTCTGAAAGCTTATCAACATTGTTAATTAAAGCGGCTGCTTTTGGTGCTGCTAATTTTCCGAAAACTGCGACGAGGTCTTGAATGCTATTACCTATACCGCTATCTTTTAATTTTTGTAGGCTCTTTACTAAGCCGTCATTTTTTAGCGTTGTTTCGTTCAAATTAACCCCATAGCGTTTAAGGGTTTTTGCAGCCTCTGAACTTTGCGAAGAAATTGCAATTAACATTTGCTTAACGCCTGTTCCTGCATCCGTGCCCTTAAAGCCGACATTCGCCAAAGTTCCCAGTGCTGCATTAGTCTCTTCTATTCCTATTTTTGCGGTGGTCGCCATCGGTGCTGCAATCTTTAGAGCCTCCGCCAAGTCGGTAACATTAGTTGCCGAATGCGCTGCTGTACTACTTAGCACGTCGTTAATGTTTCCTAAGTCGTCAACCGCTTTGCCGAAACCATTCATAACGTTTGTGGCTATGTCTGCCGCCTCGGCTAATTCTATGGTGTTGGCTTGAGCAAATTCTAAAGTTTTACCCACGGCTTTTGTAGCCTCCAGGGGTTTTAAGCCGTTTCTAACAAGATTTTCGAGTGCTCCCGCTGCGTCTGTTGCGCTGTATTTCGTCGTTGCTCCAAGCCGTTGCGCCTCGTCCTCCATCGACTTAAATTCATTTTTCGTGGCATTACTCACCGCCTTAACTCTTGCCATGGCGTCTTCGAACTTTCCGCCTGCCTCCAGGGCTGAACGACCAAAAGAGAAAGCACCAAACGAAAGCCCTAACGAACCAAGTGTAGAAGTTAGTTTGCTAGTTAGATTTTTTACTATATTTTGAGCCTCTGTCGCACCTTTTTTAACTCCATCAGTTAAAAGATTTAGGGCTATTGCAAAAGAAAGTTTTCCCATACGTTTCTAAAGGGTTTTAAGGTTTAATAAATCTTGCGCCATCTTCTTCTCTTCTTCGGTAATAATGTTATCCTCTCGGGGTTTCTCTGCCTCCCATGGAAACTCTATTAAATCCCTCATCTTCGTTTTTTTATCTAGATGTGGGGATAACTGTATGTAATGCCAAAATCTTTGTAGCTCCATTTGTTCCCTGGTTTGTTTTTCTAAAGCATTTATAAAAACGCCTATCTCGTGAAGTTCGCAAGTCTCCATCAAATAGTTAACGCTTATACCTGCCAGGGCAAGCCGTCCTACTATGTCTTTAATATATATTTCTTTTTGTTCTTTTTGTTCTTTTTGTTCGTCTTTGGTCTCTGCCAGGGTTTCACGAAATTGCGAAAGGTATAGCAATTCTTTCCCTATTTGTTGCACGCTATCGCTTAAAAGATTTGGGTGCTCTTTGGCGACCTTTAGAACTTGCTCAAAGGGGATAAGTGCTTTTTTCTCGCTTGACCCCATGCAGTAAGTAAGGGCAATAACATCCTCTATATCCTCGACATTAAAAGAATTAAAAGAGTGCTTTCTAAGGAGTTCAAACTCTATTATGTTTTTAAGTGTTATTCTCATATATGGACATTCTAAAAAAAAATAAGGCGGTGAGTTTCTCAACCCACCACCCCGAAACATTCTAAACTAAAATAATCAACTAAATAATTAAATGAAACAATTATGCATCTACATTACCTGAAAATGGATATTTAAGAATTTGGTATTAATATTAACTCTTTAGGGGGCTGTAAAGGTTAGTTCTCCTGAACCCTTGCCACTCATAGAGAACTTAGCTAAAGAACCAGCTTCAGAAGTTAGTTCTAAAGATTCCACATTTACCGCACCCGTAAAATACGGCTTTGTTTCGTCTTTTACAAAGGTGTAGCCCTCCTTTTCGTTTCCTGCCTTGGTTACATCACCGAACCAGAAGTCGAGTGTCTCCATGTTGTTTATAGCTTTCAAGAAATTACCATAAGAAGCGGTATCTGCTTTATCGGTTAAAAGCCCTTCAGTTGAAATACTGAAAGATTTTTTTGAAATAAAACCGCTTTCCCAATCTCCACTCATTTTGTTTGTGGTGTCGGTGATTTCTCCGTTAATGGTTAGAGAAGCGTTTGTGGCGAAAGCTACAGGCTTACCGCCTAAAAATATGAAGAGTTGCCCCTTTTTAATGTCTGAATTTGACGAGTATTTGCCCGCCGCTGTTGGTGTTGTTGCGCCCATTATTCCAATATTTTTAAGTTACTATCTATTATATATATCTAGCCCTTTTATTAGGTAGCGAATTTAACCACATAAAAAAGGGTTTTAATACTCTTTTACTCTTGCAACGCTAAACTCGAAACCTCGAAAGTTAGCGTCTGGACATATTTTGTAATTCCCGAATCCCCCCATCCTGTTATAGTTTCCTCACCATCGACGAAAACAATATCAGGGCAAAAGTTTGCATCTCGTAAAACACTCCTTACACGCTCCAGGATATCAAGCCCTTTTATATACTCCGTTGAAATCACGTTAAGCAAAATAGTCGCTATCTCTTCGTGGGCTAGCATGTTATTTCTATTCTCTTTATATTCTTGGCGTGCCAACACTATAAAGTCCCCATTAGTCTCTAGGGGTGCCGCTATAGGAAAGATATTATCTTTAACGAGGTTTTTTAATTCCTCATCTTTCGATAATAATTCGTATATTCGTGTAGTTGCTGAAATTGCGCTACTGCTCATAATTTAGTTTTATCTATATTTTGCGTATAATTCCGTTGATGCTTTTTTTATACCCTCCGCAACAAGTCGCAAAGCCTCGGGGGTGTCTTCGTTTTTCGTCCTAGTCCAAAACCTTTTTAACGAGGGCATCGCCCCCGTGCTTTTGCCCGTCTTGGTAGAACGTTGTGCCGTTCCGCTATCTGCGGAGTTGAATTTTATTGCCTCCCTTTTGGGGTCTTTTGCTCCTTTAGGAACAATAAAACCAACAAGAACGCCACTTTTTCGTTTTTTTATCTTTACAGAGAAAGCCTTCAAGAAATTACCAGACACACCACGGCTCTGTTTCATTGCAGACCTTAAACGTTTTTTGCCTCCGTCTCTCAAATACTTTCCGCCTGCCTTTAGCCCTTTCCCTATTGCTTGCTCTCTGCCTATCTTAGGCAAGTCCTCTAGAAATTGCTGAACATGCGCAAAGCCTTGAACTCCTACAAGATTAGAAAGTTTTTTCTCTTGGCTCATAAGTTTTGCTTTTTCCCTGTTATTGTAAAGGTTTGATCCTCGGGGCGTTCGTCTATATTTACAATTTGGTAAAAGCTATTTTGATACGAGAATGTCAAATCGGGGGTAATAACTTTATTCTTTCGAACTTGTAAACATATTACGCTTTTCTGAAATTCTTCGAAGGCGTTTATACCCATATCGCCAGAAATAGGCTTTAACCTGTGGCAACGAGTCCGTAAAATACTAGTGGGTACGGTGTCGTTCTTCTGAAATCCGTTTGCCTTTTTTCCCACTTTGTAAAACTGAACCCATTCACGCAATAAACCTGCTCGCATAGTTAACGATATTTTATATAAGGCTGAAGGAGGAAACCCACAGAGTAGGGCACCACGTGGGGCGCACTATAAGCCACGGGCTCACGGTTAGAATACAACCCCGCTGCAATCATCAATATAGAAAAAAGCAAAGGGGAGGGCAAAACGCCTTCTTTCTCTAGCCCCTGCAATGGTTGTTGTATGTAATTCTCAACGCTTTGCTCTGCTGCCATTAATAAAGCCTCCAAATAGGCGTCATCATCCGAAAAATCGATATTTAATTGTTTTTTTATCAGAGAAAGGGACGCATACTTCGGGGCTACCTGCTTGCCCTCTGAATCTTTTTCAAAGGGTGAGGGGTGACCTAATACACGGAGCACCCCTCCAACCTTAAAGAATAACACTATTCGCCTATTTTATTTGATTTGCACTTATGCTTGTTTTAGCAATCCAAACGCCTCTTTGCGTAAAGCTAACATGTCGCAATCTACATTAAGAACGCACTCTATTACATTCTTACGGAGAACTGCCGCTGAACTTGTGTCAACACCAAGAACCATGTCACCGAAGAAGCCTAAAAGATTATAGCTAAAAATTCCGTATCCGATCTCGGTGTCCTTAAGGTCGTTTGTGACATAAACAGGTGTTCCGTCGATACGTCCGTTATCATCCACACAGAAGCGACCAGAACCCTCGTCCACTGGAGTACCTTTAAGTTTGTAATACATTGCGGTTGACATGACAAACGCACTTGTACCGTCTAGCTGTACCCCTGTACCCTCAACGCCTGCTTTTAAGCCTAACAAATCCGCATAGGTTACACCCTTAGCGGCTGTAAACGTTTTTGTTGTACCTGGTTGTACAAATACACCTGTAGGGGTTTTGCCTGCTGTGCCTAACTGCGTGGTGCTAAACATAGTTTTGTTTAGGGTTCTCTGTGTTGCTAGGTTCATCTGCTTAAGCACGATTTCAGCAATTTTGCCAGCACTTTGGTTAATTGCTCTGCGTGAAATTGAGAAAGCTATACTTAAACGTTTTGGATTTGGTGAAATGTGGCTAATATTTAGCTTAGAGTCTCCCACTTCTGCGGTCTCATCCTCCCAAGAAGCCTCTGCACTTCCAATTACGGGGAAGTTCCACATACCTTCGATGCCGTGTTGTATCTTTGTGCCTACCTTGTCAAAAATCAAACCTTTTTCGAGTGGTTCGATAAGTTCTTTAATTGTGACGGGCTGAATAGAAGCCACCGACGTTGTGTCTTGTGTGTTAGCTCGTGTTTCTAGATTTGCGGGGATTCGTAAACCTTCAGCGGCTCTCAACTCCGCAAACTCTTCAGGTATTCCCTTACCTGCTAGGAAAGAACGCAAAACCTCACCGAAAGCGTTAGCCGTTACCGCTTTGCTAGGTTCTTCTGTTTGGCTTTGTAATAACAAAGTATTGCGAAGTTGCAAAAGCTGTAGTTCTTTTTCAAGGCTTGAGCGTTCCTCTTTTTCCTCCTCGGTTAAGGCTCTCTTTTCAGTTTCTAGACTAGTGGCAAGCTCTTCAAATCTTGCGCGAATTTCTGTAATACGTTGAGCGTTTTCTCTGAATTGCTTGCGCTCTTTTTGGTTTAAGTTGGTAAACATTTTAATTTAATATTAAATAAAAAAAATAACAAACTATGAACTTATAAACTATAAAATTATAAACTAGAGCGCAAAAGAGCAATATCTTCTTGCATCTGCTTGGCTCTTCTTTGCTCCTCTTCTGTGGGGGCTTGTGGGGGTCTTTTAAGAGCTTCAGGCTGTGAGCGTTCCATTAGTGCGCCTAATTCTTTGGCTGTTTCCTCTACTGAACGAGAACCCACAGACGTACCCAAATAAGCGGGGTTTGCAACCATCGCCACGTCATATAGCCCCGATATACGTTTCACCTTGCGGACGACAACGTCCCCCTCCATCACGTACTCCACACAATTATTATCGCTTTCGTCCGCTGTGAAGGCAAAAGAACTGCCGAATATATCACCCCTTTTAATCATCTCAAGAGCATAGTCCCCATCTGTTGTGTTTGGTGCGTCGAATCTGTATTTTAACCCTTTGGCGTCTAATTCGAGACTTAGTGAACCTTTCCCAAATCTTGAACGAGCAAGCATTCTATTACGAGAATGTTCTAAACATGCTATAATATCAGAAGAGCGCAAAAGCTCCGAATCTATTGCTGAAGGTTCGATCACTTCGACGACGTCCCCGTAAGTCCCCCGCCATAAAACCTCGGAGCGTTGATTAAACACAACCGCATAGCCCTCAATCGTGCGAGAGTCTCCCTCAGCTCTAACAGTGGGGGACTCCGCAAAATTTCGGTATTGTATAAAATTTTTAGACATAATAAAATAACTCTTTATATTTATCGTTTTATCTGCTTTTAGGTAGCATTTTATTTCTTCGTTGTTGTCGGTTCGCCTTTTATCTTTGCGCTGTCTAGTGGGGCAACGTTACAAGACACCAAAGGCGTATCTCCCCCTTGCACTGGTTCTTTTCCCTCCTTTCGCCTCCAATCGTTTACAGTGTACAAGCCCGTTTGTATTGTCTTTTCGATATACTCCGACTTAGTCTTTAAGTCTGTTTGATAATAATCATCGAGGCTAAACTGTATTTTTTGAAAGCTTAGTAACTTCTCTGGGATTAACTTAACTGTGAACTCTAATTCTATTCTTTTGAGCATTGGCGCAAGCGTATCAGTTAAGAACGTCGTCTGTGAATTTTCAGAAGCTTTGTAATTTGAGTTTTCACGCATAAAAACCTTGTCGGGGTGCACGCCAAAGAAACGGCATATCTCTAGAATGTTCAAATTTTTAGATTCTAATATCTTCAAATCTGCGGGGGATAACTGCATTTGAGTATATCGCATCGTACCAGGTAAGAACATTATACGCTTACCTCCATACATCTCTTTTTCTATTCTTCTAGAAACATCTTCGAGTTGGTCATCTTGTGGAGCTCCGAAGCCTTTCGTAAGAGTATCGTCCCCCGATATTAAACCCCTTGGGGTGCTCCCCTTTGCGAAGGTGTCCGCCTGTTGTCTGTCTGTGCTTTGCCCTATCTTTAAAATTTGAGAAGCAAAATAAATAGTTGAGACACCAGAGTAACCCCCATCCAAACTAACGTTTTTAACATGGATAATTTCATCGCTGTTATAAGTTCCTACTACTCCGTTAAGCGTGTCGCTAATATGGTACTTGTTACTCTCTCTTTCATAACTCACAGTGTTAGGAGCTAACAAAATCAATTCTTTTAACCCGTTATCTCCGTATAAGGGGAAAACATAAGCGTTGCCGTGCAATAACGTTAAGCTTACTAAGTTCTTCATAAAATCAAAAGCGTTTAAACGGCTGTTGGGCTTTAGCGTTAAAAGTGTGTAGAGTTTACTAAAAGTATCTATTTTGAAATACCCTTTATCTCTGCCCCCCTGCCAACGACGAGGGGTAAGGGCTAAAGACGCAACCGTACCCGATACGATATCAACACAACGATAAACCGCCGCAAGCTTCATTCCGTAATCTGTCACGTGCTCGTCGCTCCCCCATGCGTCCCCGATAGTTACTACGTTCTCGCTCCTTTTGTGAGTCTCTGGACTTTTAGAGCCTCTAAAAAAGCCCCTAATATTTTTTAATACATTCATAACTTAATATTTTAACTTATTTTTCTTTCGTAATCGTTGAACTCCTTTAAGCTCATTAGCATTGTAATAACTCCGTCGATTTTTAGATGTCGGCTTCGCTTTACTGGTTTCTTATTCTCTAGCTTGTCTTCGTCTAATACGGCATTGTCAAAACAAAATAAATTTATTGGGTTCGGGTCTATAGTTAAAGCAAACTTTCTTGTAGCATATTCCCACGACTCAACGGGAGAAGTAAAGGCGGCATAAGTTTGTTTTATAGGTTGCATCACTTTTGCCGCTCCGCTTGCGCTCATAAGGTTCACAAAGTCTAAACTCTTATAACTGTCATAGCCGATTTGCAGTATTAAAAGATTTTTGTTTCGAGCTATGATGTCTCCCGCTATTTGGGCGTAATCTATTACGTTACCTTTTGTTAGTTTTAAGTGTCCTTCGGATGCCCATTTTCTGTATAACTCCTCGTTACGGTGTCCCTTTAGACACTCTTCAGGAAAATAATAATCTGTATGAAAATGAAACTTTTTTCTATCTGAAAAATAAAGCCCATACGTAACCGCTGAAAAGTCATCCTTAACGGATAAGTCTACCGCCACCATGGTAGAAACCCTTTTGCCTATTTTGTCGATATCTATTTTTAGGGTGTGCGCTTTCATTTCCTCACCTGTTAACCACGGCTCCGTATTCGAGGGCACGAAGATATTTAATAACTTCGTTCTGAAAGTCTTCATGTCCTCGTTAGATATGAGGGCTTTCTGCCATTCATTTGCATAAAAATCAGGTTGCACCGTAACACCTAGATGGGGCTGTACTTTTTTCCATACTTTTGGGTCTCCCTCGTCGTCGCCCTCGTCTGGCATAAACAAGTGAGCAAATATTCTGTCGCTTTCTAGCTCTCCTAATAATACCCTTTTGTAATTCTCGAGCATTTCCACGAATGGTGATTCGCTTTTGTCCGACGCTGTCGTTATTGTCACGACCAACGGGTCAAGCCTTGCGCCCATTGAACTGGTTAAAACGTTCTTAAGCTCCGCGCTGTCCGCCTGCGAATACTCGTCTAAAATAACCAAAGACGCATTTAATCCGTCGAGCTTATCAGCTGAAGACGATAAGCACTGAACACTTGAAGACCTATCTAAATTTCCTATTATCTCAATCTTTTCTCTGTTGAGCTTAAACATTTTTAAGCCTGGATCAAGACCCCGCAAAATAGCCTTTATCTCCTTAAAGCAAATCTGTGCCTGGTAGTAGCTATTAGCTGCGGTATAAACTTCTGCGTTGGAGTCCCCAAAGAGTAGATCGTAAACCGCCAGGGACGCCACCGAAGTAGTTTTCGAAAATTTACGAGGCACAAACAGAAGAGCCTCACGGATTAACCGCCTGCCCTCCTTTGTATAGAAGCCCATTATATTAGCAAACTGGAAAACTTGAACGGGGGTAAGTTTATAACTTTGCCTACCATTCAACCCAGAGAATTTAAGGCACTCGTAAAACGTAATAAAACGTTGCACCTCTTCAGGTCTAAAAACGTATTTGTCCAAAAAAGTAAAAAAACGCACAACCGCAAGAACCTCGAAGAGATTATGCGCATCGGGGTTGTGGACTACTTCTGCGATATATTCTTCGAGGCGTGGGTCAATCTTTTTTAATTTATAGCCCGTAAGTTTGCGGGATAAAATTTGTTTTATTGCCCTTTCTTTTAGTTGTGCGCTCTCTTCTTTGGTCAATCTATAAAGTTATTATGAATTTCTATTAAGGGGCTTAAATCGAAAATAAAAGGCTTTCCCTTGTTTTCTTTGCCTTACCTCCCCCCTAAAGAGGATATCAAACCAGCTAGCCCGTTTTCTTCTGGGGTTTTACTTATTTCCTCCGAAGTTAAAGAGGTTAGTTTTAGTTCACGCAAATATTTACGTACCGCTTCGGCTTGCTTTACTTGCATATCAAACAACGGATTGGGTTTGCATCGAGCCTCCCCACCGTCTGTCCTTTCTATTAAAAGTAAGTTATCAGCGTTTAGCTCCTCTATGATTCGGGCGTATTGCTTTAAGGTCGTGGCGCACATATGTATAGAAATCTCTAGCTCTTCTTTATAAGTGCCTAGCTTTTGCAAAGAACCTCGTATCTCTTTCGCTAATTTATCTGCATCTATATTCGAAAAATCAAAGCTTTTTTTTCTCTTTATTGTCGCCATTTTGTCAAATTTTCTTTTATAATAGAACCCTTAATCTTGCGTTTTAGGTACCAAAGGGCAAACGGGAACGTAAAAAAACGGCTCTGGAGTGTTCGACAGAGGAGGCGAGAGTTCAGAAGGGGTTGAGCTTCTTAAAAAACTACCCCCCCCCTTAATCTTTTTAGGATTCAAAAATACCACCCCTAAAAACTTCTTTTATTTTTTGCTTTCCTAGGTCTAGCCTGTGACAATAAACAGAAAAAACATTGTCACATTGTCACGCTTATGATTTTCAAAGAGTTACAAAGGTTGTGACAACTGTGACAATAAAAACCTATAAAGTTATAAACACGTATCTTATAAATTTCTATTTTAACATCGTGTTAAATACGTATATTTCTTAAAGTGTTGTTTTTTAATTCCTTAGGCATTTTATTGTCACAATTGTCACAACCTCTGTAACTTATTGATAATCTTAATAATTACGTGGTACAATAAAAATAAAAATATTGTCACAATTGTCACAATTGTCACACCTTATTTTTAATTTCCTTACAATCTAAAATATTTTAATCGCTTTTTATTATAATATATAAGTTACATTTGTTTATATTCGTTAACTATTCGTTAACAATGCTGTTAACGATTGGCGAGATGTTAAAACGCTCCTTATTTTTAACACTTCGCCCCGTTTACAAACGTTAAATAAAAGAACAAAGCAAAACAAATTCGCACAAAACAAACTTAAATGTTAAATAAATAGCTCTTACTTATCATAATAACGTTGTGCTTTTCTCTCTTTCGTCCGCCTTTTTTTAACATTTAATCTAGAAAAGTTTTGATAAATCGCTCGGTACGTCTTTTGTTATTGTTCCGCTGTGCTTCCTTGCTATGAGAGGATAGTTCCTTATGTACTTGAAGATGACAAGCACGACACAAAGCCATTAAATTATTTGGGTTGTATGCCTTTGCTCTCATCGCTTCTATACTTGTAGCCTCTTCTATCGGTTCGACGTGGTGCACGTCTGTAGCTGGGGTTATCTTGTCAATTTCTCTGCAACGCTCACAAAGGGGGTGAGCTTGTAAATAATTAAAGCGCAACCGTTGCCAGGTTACGCTTTGGATTAATCTACGATAATGTATGTTATTACTTTTGTACTTCATACTCTTATATTACCTTTCGTTTCGTGTTCTTATGTCGTGCGCAAATTGTTCGCCTTTGGTGATCATCTCGTCCTCCTCCACGCAATGATACCCAAGTTCTCGAGTTAGCTCGAAGAGGTCTAACTCCTCCCCTGTTACTGCGTCCCTCTCGTCGACAAACCTACCACGCCATCCGTACTTCTTTAGTCTTAGGCTTGCTAGCTTTCGCAACGCTGTCATGCTGTCCTCCTTTAGCCTAAATAAGTTTAATATCTCGGGGGGCATCTCTTCCATGATACAACCCCTTTCGGCGTCGTAAGCTCTTAGAAAAGCATAAACTAAATAGTAAAGAAGAGAATAGAGCGACTTAAAATTGTATTGCTCCGCTATCTCCTTTAATTTGTTGTAGTCTCTTTCTGTTATCCTTGCTTTTAGCTGTCTTGTTAACTTTGCTTCTTGACTCTTGCTCATTTGTATAAGTTTTTAGAAAGTTATAGGTATTTATTAATTCTAGCTTTTACAGCCTGCATTAGTCCGTTTTGTGTCTTATCTTTATTGCTTAAAGCCTTTACTATCTCCTCGTCGATCGTGCCTTCGCTAATAAGATGATATATCTTTACGGGTTTGCTTTGTCCTTGTCTGTGAAGCCTTGCGTTGGCTTGCTGGTAAAGCTCTAGCGACCATGTTAAGCCATACCATACGATAATGTTGCCCCCGTGCTGTAGGTTCAGCCCATGCCCCACGCTTGCTGGGTGCGCTATCGCTATATCTATCTCGCCTTTATTCCACGCCTTGATGGTCTCGGGGGTGTCTAGTTTTACAACACGTAAGTTTTTGAAGTGTTCTATTATTCTACTTTCTTCATGCTTGAAAGCGTAAAATAAAAGAATAGGCTGTCCGTTTGCCGCCTCCACAACGTCTTCGAGGGCTTCCAATTTCTTTGTATGTATTACATGCGTGTTGTGGTCTTCATCGTAGATGGCTCCACCGCTAAACTGTAGTAGCTTATTTGAAAGAGCGGCAGCCGAAGCGGCTGTTATAGTCTCGTCCTCCTCGGTGAATAATTCTAATACACAATCACGTTCAAACTTGTTATAATCCTTTTTGAATTTGCCTAAATCTATCTTATTGAAATAGTCCAAGCGTTTGGGTAATTGCAAATAGTCTTCTGCTTTCATTGATATACAAATATCCGATATAAGACTATTTATTTTATTTTGTGCCTCTGGTCTTAAGTCATAACGAAAAACAACGTTACCCCGTCCTATAGAAGAGAAATAAGTCTCTCTATACCTCGTAATAAATTTACCTAGTCTATCACCCATATCTATTAAGTACATTTGTGCCCAAAGATCGATATATCCGTTTGGTGCTGGTGTACCCGTAAGCCCTACCACACGACCCAGGAAAGGGCGCACGGCTTTTAAGGCTTTCCACCTGGTAGACTTTGAGGACTTAAAAGACGAAAGCTCATCAATAACGACCATGTCGAAAAAATGATTGTGAAAAAGATACCCATGAGTAGCAACAAGCCACGCCACATTCTCCCTATTGATTACGTAAATGTCCGCCTGGGTAGATAAAGCCTCGGAGCGTTTTTTCTCACTGCCTAAAACTTTTGAGATTTTCAAGCCCTTTAAGTGCTCCCACTTGTCGCACTCTTCCGCCCATGTGTGTTCTGCAACTCGAAGGGGTGCAATTACTAAAACCTTTGTAACCTCAAAAGAATAGTTAATAAGCCTGTTTATAGCTGTGAGGGTCGACACGGTCTTACCTAAACCCATATCGAGAAGGAGCGCTGAATAGGGGTTTTTAATTATATGTTCAACGGCTGCCCTTTGGTAACCATGTAAGTTAGTTTCGTTCATCTGTAATATATTTTATTATGCTTTCGATATCCTCGGGGGTGTAAACAATAAACACCTTTGCCCCTAGGTTTTTTAATTTTCTTATTTCTATTTCTTGTCTAGGGGCGAGCCTTCCGTTATAGCTTTTTATTTCTGCAAAACAAAAACGACCATTAAAGATGATCAAGCGATCGGGCACGCCTGTACAATTCGACGAAATGAATTTGTAAGCCTTTCCACCTATCTCTTTAACTCGTTTTTGTAGATTACGTTCTAGAACTTTCTCGCTGTAGTTTATTTTATCCCCCATAACTCAAGCCCTTTTGTGTCACGTTTTTTATAATAAACTCCGTATGCCTCAAACGCTTCAGTATAAAGAGGGACAATTTTATCAAGAATTTTATAGTATTGAAAGAATGCCGACCGCTTAACAATTAAACGACAAAGTGTCTGCATGTCTTCGCAATGTTTAACAAGGGCTTTCGTATAGTTGAATGCTTCCGCAATGCTTTTGCTGGGTTCAGAGGTGTAACGCTCATAGTGTGCCCCTTTGTCTGTTATAGTTGATAAGATAAGTTTGCGTATTTTCTTAAATTCTTTTATCGTTGTAGTTGTATTTGTAGTCATAATCTTAAAAAATATCTTCGGTTATTGTTTCGTAAGCTGTACAAACTGGTTTTTGTTCTTGGTCTATTCTCTCAAATGTGCGCTGTTGTCCGTAAATACTCCCCCTTATTATGCCCAAATATCTCCAGCCCTTTATTTTCTTTAATATAGCGTTAATCGCTCTTGTCTTATATCGGGTTTTATCGTCTATCTTTTCGCCAAAGCACTCGCTAAGAATTTCAATCGCTGTTATTTTTGTTCGTTGCAGGCTTGCCTCTTCTCGGAGGGTGTCCCCCTCTTGTAAGAACCAAATACGCCTTTCTGTGATTGTCTTTTCTTCCCATGATAGGGGTAAACGCTTCTCAAGAAATTCTTCAATCAAGCCCTCACGCTCATCTACTTCTTCGTGTTCCTTTTGTCTGCTTCTTGCTTTTTGTTCTAGCTCTTTATCTAGGTAGAGCGTTTCGCCCTCATCGTAATATTTTTTAGCCTCTGCCCATACTTGCAAAACTTCTTCGTTTGTAAGGTCGGTATAAATGTTTTTTTGTGGTTTATTCTCTCCTACGTTGACAATCCAAAAACGACGGTTACCCGTGTCCCCTTTTAGAAAGTTATATTCGTTTGTTGTAGCAAAGAACACGCATTGCCTTGGGAAAATTTCAATCTTTCGCCCGTATGCTGGTCTGAACTGGTCCTCGCACTTAGATATAAATGCTTTCATAGTTTCGACGTCTGCTTTTTTATATACGGACAACTCCCCTAACTCTATAAGCCACGCACGTTGTAACTGCTCCATACCTTTTTGCCCTTCAACTCCTATAAAAGAGTCGCTAAACCATTTACCGCCTAGCTTTGCTAATATTGTGGATTTGCCTATACCTTCAGAGCCTACCAGGGTTAAGACATAATCAAATTTAACCCCTGGACTGAATACACGAGCAACGCAAGCGGTAAAGGCTTTACGTGTTATAGCTCTGTTGAGTTCGTTATCTTCAGCACCTAGGTAATCAACCAAAAGCGTATCTAATCTTTTCTTGCCGTCCCATTCTACCGACTTTATAAACTCCTGTATAGGGTGAAACGAATGCTTTAACATCACCATATCAAACGCATCTTGTGTGTTCTGAATGGATGCTTTTAAGTTATAAGGGTTTCCGTTTAGATAGTTTCGTAAGCAGGCGTCGTCCGTGTTTGTCCAAAAGCTGTCGTAATAGCTTTTAACCTTTCGCCATGGCAAACCTCCTTTAACGCATGCTTGATTAGCAAATAAATCAAATCTTATTTTATCTTTTAGAAGTGGGTCAAGCTCGATAATATTGCGATAGTTTTTAAGTGTTGGTAAGACAATGCCTCTGTCGCTAACTTCTAGCTTCGCTAATAACTCCGCTCTCTCCTTTGCTAGGTTTCGAGTTTTTTCTTTGCTTTGTTCCTGTGTCTCTGCTCTAAAGTCTTGCGCTGCCTTTTCTGCTAGCTCGTTTTGTTCTGCCGTTCGTTCTTGTGCCCATGTAGCCTTTACGTTCTCATCGTTTTTACAAAGTTCCGCCATAGCCTTAAAAGATGGTTTGTCGGTTGCCTTTGTGGTTTCACTCGTGCCCTCGTCTCTACTTCCGAATAGGTGAACCCGCACGAGGTCGAAAGCATTACGTAAATGTCCGCTTGCTGGGTCGGTGGAATGATTCGAAAAAGCAAAAAGCCCATTTTCGTAAATCACTAGTCCGTTGCTGGTTGTGCCTTTTAGGTAGGTGTAACGTGTAGGGCTTTCCTGTTTATATACTTCAGAGAGAAAAACGTCTATTGCTTCGCCTACTGTGTAGGTTCTACAGAAGACGCCCACCCAACCGCTTTTTGTTAGTGGGTTTTCTTGTTTGCTTGCTTCTCTGTGTATCTCGGCAGGTACTCTCGAAGAATAAGCCCACTCGCTTCGGTCTTGCCATTTTCTGTAATTCTCACTTAGGATTGCTTTACCGTCTAACCATCTACCGTCTTGGTATTCGAAAATATATTCACCATCTGAAGGTGTTGAGGGGTAATACATAAATCTTGCAGGCTGAAACGTGGTGTCGTCAAATTGATTTATACCCACGCATGATGCTATATATCTAGATATAGCCTCGTACTCTTCAGGGATCGCCTCATCCTTTAAGGGTATCAAGAGCCTTAAACGTGGTTTTTCTGCCGTGTGCTTGTGCGTCGAATACACGCAAGCCGAACAATCGAACAACATGCAAAAGTCCTCCCACGTGTTATTCTTTCCCTCGTCTATATCGAGCGTTACCAATTGACGAGCTAAAACGCTATTGTTGCCACGCTTTCCCCCTATGAGGTAACCGCCAAAGAAACCGCCCACGTCTTTAATGTTGTCTTGCTCGTTCTTCTTTAGGGCTAAAAACTGCTTTGTCGTTTCGCCTGTCCTTGTGGTTTTTGAAAGCTTATTTAATAAATCTTGCCAGGTTGTTTCGCAATTATGCCAGTTTTTAGTAAATCGAGTTGTAGCGGTTGCAATCTGCAATTTGCCGTTATATTTTAGTTCAATCATAGCTTTTAGTCTTTTAAATAATAAGGGGTTATATATCCCTCGCCCTTAAGTGGTAAATCGGGGGCAAATGTTATAGGGGTTGCAAATATATTTTTTATATCTTGTAGGGCTTTTGCGCTTTCGTCTGTAGGTACTTCTGCGATTATCTCATCATGTACATGAAAACAAATGTTATAGCCTTTTTTATCTACTCTTAAAATAGTTTCACCTAGACAATCTCGGGCAATTGCTTGCACAATATTTTCAACCAATTTGCCCCCGTATGTTTCCGTGTCTACCCATTGGCGTGTTGTTTGGTTTTGTGACATGTAACAAATTTTATTATCTACAATCTTTGCCAGTGGGTAAGAAAGCAAACGCCCTGAAGGTAGTTTAATTTGCAAAATGTTGCTTGTCTTTCTGAATATCAAGCCCCCTTGTTTTAACTTTATTATTCTATCGCTTAAAATCGCTTCTTTAGCTGCCCTTTCTACATCTCGCCAAAGCTTTACAATATTAGGAGAAGAATTACGCCAACCGCTTACAATCTGCGCTATCTCTGGGTCGCTTAAGCCCATTTTGTCTGCTCCCATAATCTTAAGTGCGTTTGCCCCTCCTTCGTATCCTAGTGCTAGCTCGGCAATCTTTCCTTTTTGTCTTAGCGGTGAATCGTGCGTTATCGTTTTTTCATCTACTCCAAACATTCGAGCCGCTGAAGCCTCGTAAATTCGTCCACTTCCTCGAAATACTTTTAATCGCCATTCTTCACCCGCCAGCCAGGCAATGACACGAGCTTCGATAGCTGAGAAATCGCACACGCATAAAGTATAATTTTCTTTAGCGATAAAAGCCGTGCGAATGAGTTGCGAAAGGATATCACAAACATTACCAAAGGTAAGCTCTAGTAATTCAAAGTCATTCTTTTTAACTAACTCCCTAGCTAGTGCTAAATCTTTTGAGGAGTTACGGGGTAAGTTGTGAACCTGAACAATACGTCCTGCCCACCTTCCTGTCTTTGCTCCGTAAAATTGTAGTAGGTCATGAAGTTTATTATCTGAACATTTTGCCAGGGTCATTGCCTCGTATTTTTTTACGGATGTTTTAGAACTCATCGAACGAAGGTATAAAACCCTCTTAACGTCTTCACTTGCTCCTGTAGCTAGTTCTTTTGCGTCTTCTTTTGCTAGGCTTTGAATCGGTCTACCTAATTTACTTGAAAGCCATTGCTTTAACTGTACGGGGGAATTAGGATTCTCAAGATTTGTTATTTCTTGCATCTCTGCGAATAATTCGTCTTGCGCCTCGTCATTCATCCGTATAGCGTTATTCGCTAGCTCTGAATCAATACAAACGCCCTTGTCATTCATCGTTTGGTCGAATATATATAAGGCACGTTCAAAAGGGGTTACAGGGTTCAGGGTATTATTACAAACCTTTCTTTGTATAGCCTTCTCTACTTCAACGTCCCTAATACAATAGCGTTTAAATTGTGCCCATTTATCGGGGGCGTGCTCTGGTAGGTTTCGAGTTCTTCCCCCGTTGCTTTTAGTTGGTTTGCATGGAATAGAAAAATATTTAATAAGCTCCGCCCCCTCTCTTAGCTTTTTATGTTTTAGCTTTAGCACCTCTCCGCAACTTTGCAAAGAGGCGGGCAAACCTAACATAAGGGCACGTATTTGTGTACAGTGCCATTGCGAGGGGTCGAGGGTTAAGCCTAAATGTTTACCAATACAAACACGCTCAAAGGAGGCATTAAAGGCGGTTTTAATTATATTACTATCAGTTAGGGCGTCTAATATCTTTGCGGGTATTTCTTCGCCTTGCGCCAGGTCGACAAGTTGCACGCTTCCACCATCGCACGAATAAGCGAAAAGAAGTATTTCGAAATTGGGGGTATCTACATAATTATGAACTCCGTTTGTAATTTCATTATCTGAATAAGTTTCTATATCTATAGATAGTATCTTTATTTCTTCGTTGGCGTTTAGTATTCTATATTTTTCGAGTTCTTGTTGTAATAGTTTAACCGCTTCCGTAAATTCATAGGACGAGGCGAATAAATAATCGGTTGTTATTATGGTTTCGCCTTGTTCTCCTCCCTTGTAGGTGTTTCGCTTCTCTGTTAGGGTAAAGCCTATTTTTTTATTACACGAATTAGATAAAGCCTCCGCTGTTTGGTAGGTTTCCGCCTCTACTACTTGTAACATTGTGGGCTTTGAAAAATCGAAGTTATTAGAGAAAAGAGAGTCCACGAATTTTGCAAGCTCTAAAGAAAAGGACGCATCAAAATTAAAGCACCTAGAAAAAACATCTATTGCAATATTTATATATGTTTCTTTTGTGAATTTATTAGTAAAGGCTTTGGGGGTCATAGGCGAAAGAGTGTTGAAAAGGTGGGGCGAACCCCACCGAAATTGTTTAATAAAGAAAATGGATTAAAGAACTTATTAAATTTTGTATCTTATTAAATTAAAAATTTTAAGTTTTTACTCTCTTTAATTATTTAGAACATATCGTCATCCGCTGGTGCTTCCTCTGGTATGTCCATATCGTAGAAATCCGCTTCAGCACTAATCCGACCGCCTAAAGGCTCTCCGTCTGCGACTTTTAGAACGTTGTTAAGCCCTGCGGCAATACCTTTGTTACCGCTGGTATTGTAGGCGTAAAAGTTAACACTAGCGTAAACAAAGCAACCGCTATACATTTCTTCTTCATCGTCTAAAGCTTCGATAATATTTTGCTTCTTGCCGTCTACTATCTTTGTACCTTTGAAGACGCTAACGCCTGGCTTTGTCTTACATGATGCGTTAATAAAATAAGCGTTCTTGTAGGCTTCATCTTCTGGGCGTTCCTCGTCTCCGTCTCTTAAAGGGGTTTTAATCTTCTCTAGCTTAGCGTTAGCCCCTAGAGTTGTTTTGCCGTAATCGAATGCGTTTTTAATTGCTTGTTCGATTTGCGCCACTAATGCTTTATTCTCTTTAGGAATAATAAGCGAAATAGAGTACTTAGGTTCTGCACCCTCCACACCTTTGGCGTGGAATACATTTACATAACTTGCTCGGGCTTTGCCGATCTTTACTTTTGTCATTAATTGACCGTTTTCCATTTTGAAAAATTTGTTAGTTAAAAAATTATATTTCTATATCTGTGTTATTAAAATCATCCTTTGCGGTTGCCTCTGGTCTTGGGTCATCTAGGCTAACGAGTTGCAAAGCACCTACAGGCTTTATCGTGTAGGGGACGACGTCCTCGGTAAAAGCTTTTTTGCCCAATAGCTTCTGCATAGCTGTAAGCGTTATTAACTTGCTTTCGTATAGTTGCGCCTCGGTATAGCCTTTAGCCGTTAATGCTTTTACGAGATTTTCAGGGTCTACAATCTTACGCACGGAGCGACCCTCCACGAGTTTTAAGCCCTCGAACGCTTCGCCCTGTTTCGCTCTTTCCGTTACGTCTTTTACTACTGCATTAAGCCAGGCTATCACTTGAGGGGCTTTAAGAACTATCTCGGCTTGTTCTTCTTTTGTTAAAAGCTCCTTTTGTTTTAGCTCTTCTAATCCTTTTAACTCCCTGCCTTGCTCTGCGCAACTTGTTTTCGCTTTGCAGAATCCGCACCACGAACCGCAACTCTGAACCCCTTCACCTTTATAGGCTTTATCAGCTAAAGGCTTTAAGTACTCTTCACCCCATTGCTTTAAGTCCTGAACGCTCATTGTTGACGTGCTTATGTTTCCCATACGTGGTTGGTATATCGTCATTGTTACGCTCTCAAAATTGTAAAGAATCTCATAAGCTTGTATATTTGCAAGCGCATATATCATCATTTGAGCGTTATCTATTGCGCTAACTTTCACCCCCTGCCCGTATTTTAAGTCGATAATCTCTAAGGCGGTATCGCTAATTATAGCGGCATCAGTTGTGCCGAACATATCTTTACCGTAATAGTTTGCGTTAAGCTTCTTTTCTACTTGTAAGATGGTGTCGGGGGTTTTTGCTCTTGCTTCGATAAGTTTATCGCAAACAAACTGCGCATAATCTTCGCAATAGTTTAGCATTTCAGGGGTGACAACTTCGTTAAAAAACTCTTTTGTAATTCCTTCACCCTCTAGCTTTTTGCAAATAGCGTTAAGCGTTGTTTTCTTTAGGGGCTTTAATAGTCCATTTGTTTGTGCCTCGTTTAGTCTTACCGCTGCTATTTCGTGGGCAATAGTCCCCTCCTGCGCTGCTTCGCTGGTTTTATCCTCGAAAAGTTCTTCGAGTTTCACCGACGGGGTGCACTTAGTCCAGCGGTGGGCACTAGAAGGCGATAACCTTGCGTGCGTCTTACTCGTTCCTAGGTCTTTTGTGTTCATGTTAGAAAGGTGCGGGTATTTTATTAGCAATTTTTTCAAGCGATTTGTAAACCTCGTTATATTGTTCTTCAGGTATTTCTGTTATTTTCTTAAAACCTAAATTATTAAGCAGCTCTTTAATTTCGTCACGTCCCCCCGCTTCTGCTATTGAAGTACAAATCTGCCTTAAGTCCGAGAGAGTCGTGGCGGTTTCCTGCTCCTTGGTAGTTGTGGTTGTTGTTTTTTTGGTTTCTGTGGGTTTCTCTGCCTTTTGTACTTGTTGCTCTACTGCTTTTAAGTTTAGCCCCTCTACTGCTTGTAAAAGTGCTTTTACCATTCCGAGGGTTTGCTCGGTAAGGTTCAAATTAATAGTTAATTCCATAGCTGTATTATTTTTTTTAGTCCTGTATTACTTTCAATCTCTTCTCAAAAATCGCTTTGAGGGCTTTTGCATATTCTTCAGCTTCTTTGCGTTCACTTAAAAGAAAGTAATTTCCTAAATCATATGCTTCATCATCGTCATAATCATTATCTTCTGTATATTCAACTATTTCTCCACGTCCAGTAATAAATAAATACTTTTCACCTTTTTCCGCTCTCTTTCTTATTCTCTCCATCTCCTTTTTCCCTGCGTTCCAATATAACCCTTGTTCTTTCAGTGAATCGTACAAGGTTTGTTTTTCCTCCTCGGTTGCGTGGCGAAAGTTTTTAACAACCCAAGCAGAATTTGATTTATTTGTATTGTTAAAATAGCTATCAAATAAACCAAAGCCGTCTTTTCTGTAATTTGAAAAAATAAGAATAGATGTACTATATTTTGATATCAAAATATCACCCTCCTTGAACTCTTCTTGCTCCTCCTCGATAATAATTAATTTATCTTCAATAGTTGCTGTACAATTTTCGGGAACGATAATCCTATCCCCTGCGTTCAATTTTATTTCCATAGTTACAAATCGCTTTTATATTTATTGTAAGAAATATCGTTTATCTCTCTTAGCTTCTCATTTTCTTCTCTTAAACTCTTGTTTTCGATCTTTAGCTTTGTAAACTCGGACATAAGGTCTATTACCATTTTTAAAAGTTCTTCCATAGTTGTATTTTATTTCTTTGTGTTTAGTGATTGAACATTAATTGTTTTACGTGTGTACTTACTTATTCTTTTAGTATATTCGTAATAAGTTCTTCCGTTTGCGTTGGTGAAGTAGTAGTATGCACCATGGTTTTCAAACTGATACACCTTTACACCATTACATTCAAACAAAAACTCTACATCATAGTATTTTAATCTTTGCTCATACTCTTGCTTTCGTATTTGCTCTTTTGTTAATTTTGGCTTAGGTGGTTCTTCCTTCTCTCTAATCTCATAGTCACAAGAAGACATTGCCAAAATTAAGCATAGAATAAAATATTTATATCTTTTCATTTCCATAGCTATTTTATTTTTTTTATAGTATTAAAAATTTATCATTATTTGAAATGCTTTCGGTTCTTTGTAATTTCGATGGTTTAGCAAAAACTCTTTTCTTAATTTGTCCCTTATCTCCTCTCTGACGAGTTGCGAAACTTGTTTGCTGTCCGCCATGAAGTTTATATGCAAGACTTTTTCAAGACTACCTTTTGCTTCTTTACTGTCAAGGAAGATAGAATCTTCCGACAAAATTCGTGTGCAAAACTCTATATCTTTCTTCTCTTCTTCGGTTTGGTATCGAACATAAACAGTGTTTTGATACATCTTTACCTTTTTCTCGTTTTTCTCATAGCCTCCGCAATTTTCATATATTACAGATATTGCTTCTCGCTTTCTCGTTTTATTGAGCTTTGCCCAACCATAAAAAACTCTCAATAATGGCATAGTTATTTTATTTTTAATCCCTATTAAATCCTGACATTATTAAGCCAAGTATAATTGTTATTATAATTGCTGTTGAAACGAGCAAAAGAGAACACTCAATTGATGTGCAGAAAGGGTGTCCTTGTCTTTTCCCCATGTCGTGTTGCAAATCCATCAAAGCAACCTTGCTAAAAAATTCACGACTATTCATGTTATATTTCTGTTTCTTGTCTACTGGACGACCTTTGTCTTTTGTAGATACTCTGTTCACGTAATGATATTGATTTTTTGAGACTCTCAATTACCATTGTATCTATCTCATTGTAGTCTTCTTTAGATTTTGTGAATAAATACCACTCACTCGTTTTTAGATACGAGTTGTAGAATTTCTCACATCCATCTTGCAACTCATTCAAAAATAGAGAATACTTATCATTATGTGGATGTATACATAAAAATTCACGTCTAATTTCTCTATCATCATAAATACTTACTATTACGTCACCTTTCTTTAGCTGACTAATGTCTGTTATTCTTTTCATAATTATTCTATTAATTATATTTATAACTCTGGTATTTTCATCCAATATTTGATATCACTTTGGTAGCCAACTGTGTCCCAATACCTACTATCAGCTTTATATTTACAAGTATGGCAAAACCCGTTCTGCGCCATTACTAAATAGCGACCACTTTGTTTTAAGTGGCACATAATTTCTGTATACTTTGCAAGCCTTTTTAATCTTGCGTGGAATTAGTTTTTTGCTCATAACTTTATCTAGTTTCGTTCTAATAATTTTCTGAATATTCGCTCTTTTCTTATATACTTATAAGAGAATTTCTTTCTCATTTCTTTCTTGTTTTTGCCGACTACCATTTGGCAACCATTTACCCCGATAAAGCAAAAACTTCTGTGGTGCCTTCTGTTTTCTTTTAAGGCAAATCTGATTTCCAAATCGCAATACCTGTAACTATCATTTTGCACACCCTCATATCCTTTACTTATAATAAAATGACCGAGTGCATTTGCCTCTTCTTCTGAATTACATAGCGTATAAATTTGCTTCATATCAATATCTGAATTTCGTAAAATGAATAATCGCCATCGGTTCTGATAGGGCATAACCTCCGAACCAATCTACCCAATCATTAAGCGAAAGCCCGTCATTCTTGGCGAGTGAAACCATAGTAGTCCATTCGCTATCTGTGTATGGAAAACGGAGCCTACAATCTGTGAACTCAAGCCTCTGTAACCCAACACCATTTTCAGCTGTTAGCGTTGCAATTTCTACCTGCTTGCTCCTGTAAGGCTGACCTGTCCACTGCCGAATGGACAATACGGCACGCCCCTCCTGCACCTCTTTGATGCGTTTCTCCCATAGAGGGTAATTCGCCCGTATGGTGTGTATCTTCGCCAAGGCCGGAGTATCATAATCTATAAGCCCCTGTCCAAGTAGGAACTTCTCTTTGAAATGTGTTTCTTCCCCAGCTCGTTTATGATTAGCAAGGAAATGTCTTGATAGTGTGATTACGTATGTTTTCATATTTCAAAATTATCTATACTTATATAACCAACTTCTTCCATTAACTCTGTAACAACTTGCATAGTTAAAGTGTATTCGTGCCATCTTAATAGCACCTCGCCATCTTCATACACAATTATTGGTTTGTCATCTTCCTCAAAACGATAGAAAATAAGCCAACATCTTAACTCTTTCATCCAATCTTCAAGCCTTGATGCTTGAATTTCTGTATTTGAAATTACACTTCTTAAATTCATAACCCCAATACTTGTTTAATTCGTTTCTTGTAGTCCTCGTTGGCTTCCTGCTTAGCTTGTTGTACACTTGTTATACCCGATTTGAAATGTTCACCATTAAAATATAAGGTAATATCCGTAGGAGTGTACCATTTTAGAATAGAGTAATCACCAAAAGGGGTTAACGAGTAGCTTTCCTCAATGTAATTTTCTTCGTCGCCACGTCTATCCTCATCTTTCCACTTCAATTCAGGTATGCTTTCCAACACGCTCTTACGCCCTGCCTCAAATGCACGATTTTCTATTTTATCGCACATAAGCTGTATGCGGTAGTTTGCCATTTCGCTTGTGCCATACTGGGCGTGTATCTCTTCACATCTTTTCTGCACGTTGAATTTCTTTTCCTCCATACTTATTTGTGTTTTTAAAAATTACTTTTCATTTCATTTACTAATTTTACGATGTGCTTAAAAACACACTTTTTACTTACAATGTTTTGTTCTGCTTTCAACAAATCGTTATAACCTAAATAATAAGGATGAAATGCAAATCCTAATGTTTTAAAATCGCCTTTAAACATCATTTCATTAGAACTAAAAAGGAGTACATTTACAATAGGTTTCACTTCTTTGTCTTCTGCTCTTCCGCAAACTTTGACTATATAGTAAAGCTTATCCTCTACTTTGCAAAACTTCCCCTCGAGGTGGGCAAATCTTTCTTGAATTAATCGTTTAATTGCTCTTTCTCTTTTTGCTTTTGATTTAAGCAAACGATTAATAAAACTTCGTTCATTTTGAACGGCTTTCAAAAATTCTTCGTGTGTCATATTTTATTTCTTTTTTAGTTCTTCAATCAACATATCAGCAACTTCTACACAGCTATGAATATACGAAACCATACTCACACCATGCATTGGTGTAGAGAATGAATAAGCCACTATGTCTTTTGCAATTTCATAGCGACGTTGCTCCCAATCAACAAAGTCCCCCAATATATTAACTCCCCCAAAATCAAGTTCCCATTTGTGATAACTTTCTTGTTTATCTTTACACCACCAATAAGTTTCTTCAACAGCAGGGTTGGGATGCACGGAGAACTTTACATCTACAATTTCTCCTGTCTCTTTAATTCTTGCTTTCATTCTTTTATTTCTTTTTAGTTTTAGTTACTCTTATGTATTCAATATCGCTATCAAAAACCCTTTCTTCGCTCCAAGTGATTTCCGAAAGCTCATTAAAATCTTTTACTCCTGAATGCTCGATTTCACCAAGATTGAGGAATATTCTTTTGGTATATTTTTTCATATTGTGTGTTATTTTTATATGATTAAAATAATTGTCTCTCTGTGTACCTTTGCTCTTTCCCCAAGATGAAATCGTGTATAAAATTTCTTGCGTAATCCTTTGAAATCATCGAGCGTTCCATTGAGCAAACGCCAGCTTCTTTCGAACCTTTTGAGGACATAATTGTCTTCTTTGGCTTGTCATTTTGATAGCTTCTCCCATACGTTGGAGAGCAATTCACAAACCAATAAGCCGTGGTTTTTTCGTAATAGTCTCCTCTTAGCATTCTATTGTTATCTACAAATGTTGGGGGCAAAACAAAATTAGATTTGAGAAAGGTTTGCATACTCCACGGATTTTCAACAATTAATCGAAATTCTTTTTCAATGCAAATAGAGAATAATTTTATAAGCAAAGAGTAAAAATACTCTCTATTCTTAGACCTGCTTAATATCATCTCTGTCTTCTCTCGTTGAGTTAATCCTTTATAGTTGTGACAACCAAAACTGAAAGCCATTTGACTTGTTGAGCAAAAATATATACACGGAAAGAACGCTAATATCAAATCGTCTTTGCTTATCTTATCAAAAAGACTTGCTTCTCCGTTGTAGCATTTTTCAATTTCAGCAAATAAATCTATCACGTTGTCGGTTTCTCCAAACTCATTTTGTATGTCGTAATCCTCGACATCAAAACCAAGCTTTTTGAACTCGTTTTTAAACGTGCCAGACTGCTCGAAAAAGCAATGTATCTTTCCTTTTATATTCATTGTTTAATTTGTTTTTTTTTAGTTTAGAAAGAACGCTATTCTCACGAACTGCGTTCTTAAATGAAAAATCAGTAAAACGCTAATTACTATATGAAAGGAAGTGTATTTATCTAAATTGAATTCGGTTGTTTGCCTCCTCCTCGATTTGCTCCCTTGAAAGTTTAGTATAAGAAATACTATCTTGGTAGGCGTCGAGATCCTCCTTCTTAAAGTAGCTTCTCTTGCCTCTCTTGGTATAGGGTAATACCTTTTTACAGCATAGGCGTCTTATAGTGCCTAACTTTATATCGAGATAGGCGGCTGCTTCAGTGGCAGAGTATAAAGAGCAAACCTCCTTACTCTTGCCCCCTGCCGTTTCCTTGAGGCGGTTTATTTTATCGGTTAAACTTGTTACCTGTAGAGATAAAGATTCTACAGCTGAAAGCGTTTTATTTAAGTTCGCTTCTATTACGGTGATTGCTTGTTCGATGTACATAATTTTCACTCCTCTATTTCGTTTTTACTTATTTTGATTATTCCTGCAAAGCGTATCAAAAGTACAAGACCTATAAGACTACCGATAAACTCCAAAGTTTTACCGCTTTCCACATACTGGAGCGTTCTAAAGGCTTGCATAAAAATTCCAAAAAGGGTTATAAGACCTACAGGGGTTAAACCTTTAATCCATCTTAATTCGTTTCCGAAAATTTGCTTAAATGTTTTCATTTTTTTTAGTTCCTCTTTTTCGTTTAGTTGTGTTGTTTTTACAAATACTTAAAAGCTTAAGCAAGTCATCACTCTTTGGGAATCGTGTGTTTTTTGTTCTTTCGATTAAGTCCAAATCTGTAACACCTGCCGACCACCTTTCGCCAGTCTTTGGCGAGATATACGTAACTTTCCAAATTCCATAATTTGCATACTGAAACATGAAATTGCGTTGGTGGAAATGCGAATCAATCGTCATCGCTTCTTCTGTATTGTTGGACTGAAATAAATTTCTTCCGTAAGGATGGCTTTATACTTCTTTAGTGCTACGGCTCGGATGTCTTCCCCTGTGTTTGAGTGGCTTCTAAATGCAAGGGCATCGTACACCGTTTTAATCGATACTTGGAAGTCTTTAGCTAATGCTTTCTTGCTCTCCATCGACATTTTTATTATCTTTCGCTTTTTTGTTTTATTCATTTTATTTATCTTTGTAGATTATCAAACATTTGTAACAAGTTACGGACTTATTACAATTGCAAATATAGAACATTGTTCTGATTTATCAAAACATTGCTCTGATATTTAACGTATTTTAAAACTAAAATCATGAGTACAAGTAGCGTAAAGGAGAGAGCCTTGTATTTTATAAAATACAAGGGCTTAACAATGAAAGAATTTGAGAGCCTTGCAGACCTCTCAACGGGGTATATCACCTCGATGCGAAAAAGTTTTGGAGAGCAAAAATTGAGCAATGTTCTGAAAGCTTTTCCCGAACTGAATAGAGATTGGCTTTTATATGGTGAGGGCGAAATGCTCAAATCAACATCCACCGAAGACAACAACGCTAGCTTTGTTGCTCCATATATTAAAGATGAACTAATATATTTACCGTTGTTCTCTGTGCCTGCCCTTGCTTCCTTTGCAGATAACCTCTCGCAAGCCTCTGCAACCCTCGAAACCTACCCCGTGTATGTAGCGAAGGGCGAAGCCTACACAAAGGAGAGGCACATCGTCATAGAGGCAAAAGGCGAAAGCATGTCGCCTACAATTCAAAATAAAGCTATGATTTTGTGCGAAAAAATTGAACCCGAGCAATGGGACTATATCCAAAACGAAAAAATAATCGCTATTATTTACGATAATTCTTTCACTATAAAAAGGGTTTTAAGAAATAACTTAGCTACTGCAAATACCATAACGCTATCAGCGGATAACACCAAATATGGCACGTTAGAGGTTTCTAGGTGTGATATAAAAGGTATTTACAGAGCTATAAAAAAGGTGAGCGAATACTTGTAG